GCTCGACGAAGTTGGCGTTGATCTTTTCGCCTGACTGACGAAGTGATTCTCCTGTCCCGTCGTTTGCGGCTGTTCCTAAAAATAAGTTTTGCCTTGTCATGAATTGATTGTCCCTTGACCGTTTGATTTATTTATATCAGTCATCATACTTATTTTGGTCAATTTTCTCGATTACGTTCGAAAGATCCATATCAGAGTCATCGAGTGTTGGCGAATTCGGTGTTGTCCACTTAGCGAACGTGTCGTATTGCTTGTCGATAAACGCACCAGTGACAGAACTGTCGGAATAAGTCTCGATTGTCTCTTCGAGGTTGATTCTGAAGTCGGAGTCGCCGATGTCTCTGAAGATACCAGTCAGTTGCTCGTAAGGCGTCTGGATCGTGATCGGAACAACTTCGGTGAATTCGTTCGCGGTTGATTCAGCGCTGTCGCCAAATGCGTTGATTGATAAATTTGTTACATTATCAATATCAACTGCGATCCCAAGAAAAACCCAGCAGGGTGAACATAAGCTTTATAAAGATCACGCCATTCGGAAATTCCTCGCCCAGACTTGATCAGAATTGAAAGGATTTGATATAGAGCACCATTCTGAATAATATCACCTTCGGCACCAATCGTTGAAACGCCGACGGTGAACAACTGATCTTTCGGATACTCGATTTCGATTTCTTCACCAAACAACGCACGAAAGAATGCCTTCGCCGAGTATGCCGTTCCTCTTGTTCGAAAGAAGTCAGCGAGGTTTTTCAGCGTCTCTCTTGGGTCTTGGAATCTGCCTGACCGAAGATCGGGTGACAACTCACCAAACAAGAAATCGAGGTATTCTTCATCGACGGCATCAATATCCTGACTTCTCTCAATGTGCTTGATCGTCCATCCAATGTTGCCATCGGAGTCGAGGTAGTCGTAGTACTTCTCGAGGAATTGAATGAGGTCAGGATATTCAGAACGAAAATAACTCGGCAACACATCTTCGACACGAGAAGGCTGAAACTGTATCGGCCTCCTCTCTTTGTCTTCAAGTGTGTTGATGAAATAGCTCATAGGCTGATGTTTGTCTCGTTACGGTCGATTCGTCCATCGACAACAGAAGCACCCGAATCAAAGTCAAGAATGTAATTACGTAGAGGTTTCACGACGGCGTCGTTCTGAGGGAGCACACTGAACTTGAGGAATGTCTCCCCCGAGAGAATTACACCCGGCGCAAATGCGGTCAAGGTGATCGTACCACTTGAAGGTGCAAATGACCCGACGTTGTCCAAGAGAACAACATCAGCGGGTGACACGATCTGAAGTTGCGTCGAGTTCAGTTTGTTGCGAACTCTTGCGACTGATCCTTGAAAGTTGAACAGAGAACTCTCGACGACGTATTCTTGTAGCACTCTACAAGGTCGAGGCAATGAAAGAGCTACCGGGAACCTCAACGTATAGCTTGCTGCAACTGAAGGTGTCGTGTTTGTTGCTCGTGTGATTGGAGTAAGTCTTTGTTGAATTCTCGTGTCGATTGATGATGAAAGAATTGCAGCCGAGAAGTTATCGATCAGGGACAACAGGTTCGATCTGCGGAATGTGCCCGAGAACAGTTTCAAGTTGTTGTCTGTGTAAGTCTGAATGATATTACGAATCTCGGCCTCAAGAGCACTTCTTGTTCTTGTCGTTCTGTCGGGATTGAAGAAGAACACTGTGTCGAGTTCGAGGAATGTCGTCACGGGATCGACAAACTCAAGATCAACCGACATGATCGCAAGGTTTTCATTCAAATCATTTCGAATGCTACCTTTGATTTGTTCTCTCGTCGCAAACGCAACGTTGTCGTCAAACTGAGCGGAAACAAATACCTTACCATACTCAACAGGATTGTTCTCTTCACCGCCCCATGCTGTTGCGTCACGAATCTGCGAGTAGTTCGTCAGGATTGCTCCGACGTAATCTTGTGATGTCACGAGTCGTTGTTGTGAAGCGAACGAAAGGGGTGCATTTCTTCGAATCGACTCGATGCTTTGTTTTTCAGCACCCCCGGCTGCTGCAGCTAATGTTGCGACTGACAGCGGATAGTTTGTTCCTCCGACAGTGATATCAGAGCCGGGAACAAACACAGCCGCTCTATTTGCGTCAGGACCTGATGTCGAAAGGTACTCGACAACGATCTTATTGCCGGTGATTGGTTTTTGACCATAAATTTGGCCATCACCAAAACTCACTTCATAATAACCATTCGGCAGCTCGTTGATTCGGTAGAATCTCGATTGAGGAGTGATGTTCGTCTGACCTACGACCGAGAAATACTCGTTGAATGTCTGGGATGAATACGTATCGTACACGTATATCTTCACGGTCGTCGTGTCAATCGTCTCGTCGGGAATCACATAAACCTGATCATCAACATCTTGACCGACGAGGAACGTCTTTGTTCTCTCGACGCCCTGATAGATCGGAATGTTTTGAGTGCCTTCGGCTGTGCGGAATGTATAGAACCCCGACCCGTTATTCGTCGCTTGAATTGCTTCAAGTGTTCTGAACGTGTAATTTGTTCCATCGACAGAAGTCGTAAAGGGAAATCCAGCCGGAAGTGTAATTGGCGAAGGTGGTGATGTTGCTGAAGAAAGGTTCGCCGTGATGCTGACAAATGCAACTGGGGCAGTCTTTGATCTGACATTATACCCCAGAGCTTGTGCTTTCGAGATCACCGATGACCTGAGCTGAGCCGTTCCAAGATATGCTTCGTTCAGAGCAAAGTTTGCGATCAGAGCGTTGTAGTGTGTGTTGTAAGCAAGGACATCGAGAATGTTTTGAAGACCTGACGCCTCGAAATCATAATCGGCAAACTCCGATTGTCTCTCGAAGTAAGCCTTCAAGGACTGTTTGATCTGTGCAAAATCGAGTTGAGTCGTTTGAATTGTTGTCATTATCGTACTCTTGTGAACGACGTTGTGATTGTCACTTGCTCTTCCGTATTGACGACTTGAAATACCACACGAACGTATACTGTGTTTTGATCTGGTGATACACTTGATTCGACTTCAAGCAGTTGTGCTCTCGGTTCATATCTATTTATCGCCGTTGTCACATCGTCTTTGATAAATTCAGCGTTGTCTGCGACAGCCAACTCGAAAAGCATTTGTTGTAAATCAGAACCAAAGAAAGGATTGAACGGTCGCTCGAAGCGATTCGTCAACAGGATATTCTTCACCGATTGTTTGACGGCGGCAGCATCAATCTTTTTATACACATCACCAGAGGGACGTGCAGCGAATGTCAAGTCAATGTCAGAGTAGTCTCTGGTTCTTGTCGTGACCAGAGCCCTTCTGTTCAGTTGACCGTCTTCGATTGAGAGTGCTCTTGTAACCATTTGATTTATTTATAACAGTTATTAGCTGTAGTCGTTGTAGCCATTGGCAAGAAGTATTTCTAGCGCCCAAGATGGCTGTGGAAGCCAAAATCTTCTATCGCCAAGGTCAACGTGAATGAAAGTGTCATAAAAACACGCCCCGCCAACACCATTGTTGACCATTGCTTGTAAAAATGCTCTTCTCTGATCAATTGACAAATTGGTAATACCGATGTCAAGCGCTTGGCCATACATATGAAGCGACCCGCTGGCACCGCGAGCTAAACGATTAGCATTATAGTCACGGTATGCTGATGTAACGTATACAGTTATACCAACAGAAGCGGCCGCTGCATTCGCAATATTAGCAATTCGTGGGTCAACACGTGAGTCGGTCGAACCAAAGTTCAAAAATTCTGTAGATGGAAGCCGGGGATAGTTATTGTGGTGAGGACCAGCGTCACCCTCTCCCGTAAATGGTGTATCTCCTAGTTGAAGATTCATCAAAAATGGACTTTGTGATTCGCCATTCAATAGCGTCTCAGATTCAAAGGTTGCTCGACCAAAACAATAATCTACATCAAATTCTGGTAAAATTACGACGATTTTTATATTGACGATGATGGTCGTTCCATCATCATTTTCAATTTCTATCCCTTTGTCTTGTGAAAAGAAAGGATTCTCTGGTGTATCAGGAGTATCCGGCGGTTGATATGTATCGTAATCGAGAATAATTTTTTCAAAAATCTCGGAATTGCGGATCTTCACAGCAAGTGCATATGTTGCATCAAGGTCTTGTTTACCATCAGTTCCCAACACTTCATAAACAGCAACACGACCAGTTTGTGCAAGATCATTGATTCCTCCCGGTGTCATTGCAGCACCAGCGCCAGGAGGTGTATAAAGACCAGAAAGAATCTGAAGTCTTCCACCATTCAGAGTAGAATCATTTTTGTACTTGTTGTAGAAATACGTCGTGTGTATATGGCAATATCTTGCGAATTGTTGCTGTTCAGCAGCGGTGAGCGTGTCGAGGCGTGCCCCTTGACGCAAGAACGAAGAAAGGGGAACACCTTCACCGACAAGCAAGTTACGAGTAATTCTTCCTGTTTCGCCGGGTTGTCCTTCTTCAGTACCAAGATTATTTGGATCGTAAGGCGGATTTGGTTCATAACACTCAGCATTAAGATTCGGATTAGTCGTGACGCCACCCCCGCTGGGAGGTCCTCCAAAACCATTACCGCGTGAGCTTCCGGGTGGTCCACTACCGGGTGATCCTGTGCGAGGTCGTATTGTAGACCCCCCAATTCCATTCACGCCTCTTGGACATGCATTTCTGAATGTTGGTGAAAGTAATCCACGTTCAATCAACCAGTTTGTCAATGCTGGATTGAGTCGATTTAGTTTGTCTCTCAACAAATAGACGAATTTCATCCATCGTTGGGAAACGACTCAGAATACCATCAGTAAAGAAACTCGGATCGAGATATTTTATGATTTCATCATCAATATCCAGATCAACAATACCTCCGGGACCACTATTCAAGAAAGCATCGATGTTATCTGCATCAATTGAAAGGTTTGCAAATTTATTATCAAAATTGATTACAGCAATTGACTCGTCGCCTGTATAAGTTGCTGTCGATTGTGCTGTCTTGGCGTTGATTGCGTGTGCAGCAGTTCCGTCAAGGTCTCCTTCAACATTGCCGAACAAATCACCGTGGAATGTGGTTGCGTACATTGCTTGGCCGCGATGAACAACGCCGTCGCCACCAATGAAACCAGTCGCACCAAAAATCGAGATATTACCAGCCGCTGCATTGAGATTTGGCGCAGTAATATACATCGTACCTTCACTTGTCATCTTCAACGTGCCGCCTGACGTGAATGTGGCTGGTCCTTGTGAGTTGATGTCACAGTTGCCGCGAATTATGTGCGATGAAGAGCCCATAATTGCATTAGTGCAATCGCCTAGGACAACATTTGTAGATGAGCCGCGTACTGTAACCGAATTGTCACCAAATACTGATTGTGTGTTTGAGTTTGTGATGCACTCTTGCTTATCACCTGTAACACCGAGAGTGTAATCACCTTCAACATTGAAAAGAGCATTACCTCTTGTTTGAATTGAAAACTGATTACAATCAAACGACATGTTGCCATCTGCTGAGAATGACATATCAGAAGCTGAATTGACACAAACAGCTCTTGTCGAACAAATCATGATATCGCCGTTAGCGGAGATTGTTACGGTCGAACCAGTCGTGTTGCGAATCGTGATCAACCCGGTTTCTGCATCTGTGATAATTTCTGTTTGCCGTGAACGATCAATCTGTGCACCAAGTGCTTGTTCACGAGACCCAGCTGCTGGATCTTCGATGGGGCTTATATCACCAGGAATTGACGGATCGCCTGAGCCTTCGTCTATTTTACCATCAGGATTAAGTGTGGGGGGCAAACTCCCAGCCAAAGCGGGTCCAATACCGGCCGCACTACGAAGTCTAGCATCAACCCCTCCTAAATCCGAATCGACTGTTGCGCCGGGTGTAATTGTGATAGAACCCTGTAGTCTATCGGGATTAGTGCGATCTTCAGTGGCCATTTTATATCAGCTCCTCAGGTTCTTGACCAGCATCATTAGTTGCACCAGACGACGAAAGTGTTGATAGTCCACCAGAAACCTGACCGTTCGATGTAACAAATGCGTCGCTTCTGTCTGCGATGCCTCGAGATCTCGATGTCGGACCTTCGTCGAGTCGAGTACGAACAAAGTCAATCACATTGAAACCGGGTCCGGTTCCGCCTTGATCGTTGTCGCCGAATACCACAGCGTTAGGATATCTACGAATGAACACGTTTATAAAATTCCTCAAAGTGTCTTTTTGCTCAAGTGTAAAGCCTCTGAATGATTGACCTGCGCCGGGAACATTATTATCAATATCAACAAACCTATCAACAGCTCTTTGCGTTTGATGATAACCTCCAACCATAATCAGACCAATTGCATTCACATCATGAAACGGGCTATGCTGTCCGGGCAAGTTGATCGGTCTTCCCTTGAACAACTTACCATTTGTATTTATCCCCGTTGGTGCGCCATTTTCTGCAGCAGCCGGTGTTGCATTGCGTACTCGACCACGCTCAATCACAAAGTGATGACCAATGCCTTGTAACCCTCTACGTGTGGCATTATCATGAAGATCATTGACCGTGATAAGGTTGTCACGACCAGTCGCAGTCGAGTAGATAATCAGAGCTTGAATTTTGTTCTCTTCTGTTCGTGTTGAAGCCGCGAACAATGCATCGAGTTCTTCTTCGCTTTGAATCATACTGAAAGGCCAAGAGGGAGTCGAACCACCACGAAGACCATCATCTGGACCAGGCGTCGGTGCAGCTGGCGTACCTGTTGGCACACCTGGCGCTTCATCTGGAGTGACAGCACCGGGATTGATTCGTGTTGTACCTGTCGGTTCAGTCAGACCTGTGCCAGTGAGAAAGGAATCGAGCCCCGTTGCAAGACCACGAAATTGTTCTTCGAGTTGATCCGCATTATCGACAACAGATGCAAACAAGTGAACGCATCGTTGATTGAACCAATATTGATCAAGTCATAAATCGTTTGTGTAATTTCAGGAGGCAATACTCGTCCGGGCAATAAAGAACAATGCGTTTTGAAATCCTCCCGAGAGTTTTTCGACCAGCGTATTGATAATACCAACAGCTTGAATTACACCCCCGATTGCCAAATCAATTCTGTCAACGAACGTCTGCAATTCTGAAAAGAAGTCACGAAACGGCAAGTCAATTTGATCTAATGCCTGATTGATAATCGACTTAAGTCTTATTTCTGTGAATTGACTAATTACAGATTGAATTTCTTGTGCAGGTAAGCCAAACTGACGTTCCATTGTTCTCGTCATAGAGCCAGGATTTACTGCCGTGATTACTCTGCGAAGAGAAGCAGGGGAAGCCATCGTGTCGGAGTCACCTGTCACCTGACTGAACAGATTGCGAGCACTCTCTGGCATCTCGGTGACAAGCTGATCTTCAACAGGAGGAAACAGGTTAGTCACTTCTCCGATCACAAGAGCGTTTCTCGATGTTCTCGCCATTTGCTCGAAAGGAACATTCGACGACAACACACGAATGCCGTTCGATATTTGATCGACGCCAGCTCTCAACTGATTCAACTGAGCCAAACGGTTGATTTCTAATGAACCTTGACCAGAAGTTGAAGCAATCGACGTGAGGCCAGAAGCAAATATCTCAAGCCTATTACTAAGTTCAGTCAGCTGTGTCAGGGGTTGTTGAACTTGTGTGACGATGCCCCCGACTGTTGTCTGCAACCGATTGATCTGCGACACTGCTGGTGCAAGAGCCGTCAACGAGACATTATTCAGCGCTTGAGTGAGCTGTTGTGCTTGCCTGAAGCTTGAGAGCAATTCTCTTGCGTTCGTCGTTCGTGCAATCGTGTCGAGCTCTTGGTTGAGTCTCTCGATTGGAATTGAAGGAAGTTGGATTGTCATCGATCACCTACTATTGTAATAGTTATTGACTGAACCT